AAGGGGACGGCGATGGGGCCGTCCAAATTGTTTTTAAGGGATGTTAAAAAATGAATATGATCGAAAATTGGATTGAAAAAATTGAAACGGCAGAGGCAAAATATGCGCCGTATTATGATTTGATTAAAGAAATCAGAACGTATTACAAAAACGAAAAATCACGCAATAAGCAAAATGTTTTTTGGGCAACGATTGAAACGTTAAAGCCGTTTTTGTATTTTAAGGCGCCGCGTCCGTATGTGGAGCAAAAAGAAAAAATCAATTCGCGCGTTGCGGGTTTGGCCTGTCGAATTTTGGAAAAAGCATTGGCATGGAATTTGGAAAAATTTGATTTTGACAGCGTCATCAAATATGTGAGAAATGACTTTTTGCTTTTGGGATGCGGTATGGCCTTTGAACGTTATGTGCCGACGTTTAAGAAGTGTTTGACAGATGAAAAGGGCAACGCGTTGCTCGAAGTTTTGGAAGATGAAAAGGTTGAGACCGTTTATATCAGTCCGCTTGATTTTTTGGCTGATGTCGATAATGCACGCGTGTTTGAAGAATGCAGTTGGGTGGCACGCAAAGTGTGTATGAGTGTGAGTGATATTAAATCCGAGTTTGGGGAGTCTGCTTGTTTGATGCTCGGGGTCAAAGAAGGCGAAAAAGAAAATCGGACTTTTACGGTGTATGAAATTTTTGATAAAACGGACGGGCAAATTTTGTATGTGGCCAAAGAATGTACACATGCGTTTTTGAAAGTTGTCAAAGATGTGATGAACTTGAGCGGATTTTTTCCGATGCCGAAGCCTTTGTATTGCGGATTGGTCAATGAAGATTTGATTCCGTTGCCGGATTATGTCGAGTTAAAGCCTTTGCTGGATGAACTTGTCGGTGTCACCTCGCGTATGCAACTTGTGATGCAGGCTATTAAAATTTCGGGTTGTTATGACAATGCTTTTCCGGAACTGGCACAAATCTTAAACAAAGATGTGACGTTGGTCGCGTTGTCGGATTTTGATAAACTCAAAGAAAACGGCGGATTAAAAGGTGTGATTGATTTTGCGCCGATTGAGCAATATATCACGGCTTTGGAAGTGCTGGCTTCAAGACGGCAGGATATTATGAGCCAGATTTATGAAATGACCGGTGTGTCGGATATTATGCGCGGAACATCGGATAAAACCGAGACGGCAACGGCCGTGGCCAAGAAAACGAATTTCGGCACGCTCAGAAATCAGGAACGGCAAAACGATATGCTGCGTTTTATGACGGATTTGCTCAAAATTAAGGCCGAAATGATTTGCGAGTTGTTCAGTGCCGAGAGATTGAAAATGTTTGCAGATGAAAATGCAAGCGAAGAAGATGTTGCACTTGCCGTTGCACTTTTAAAAACGGAAAAATTGCGCGGGATGATTTTGGGGTTGGATACGGATTGCAACTTTGCCGACAGCGGTACGGAGGCAAGAGTGCAGGCCAATATCGGCGCCGTGCATCAGATGATTAGCGGGGCGTTTGGTTTGATATCAAGTCAGCCGTTGCTGTTGGGGCTTTATCGACAGATGATTTTGAGTTTGGCCGCGACTTTGCCTAATGCGAGAATTTATGTGCCCGTGATTGAAAAAACTTTTTCGGCAATTGAGGAAGATTTGAAAAAGCCGGTTGTTTCCTCGGAAAATGAAATGCCGAATTTGGCAATGATTCAACTTAATCAAAATGCGCAGAAAATGCTTTTTGATCATCAAATCAAAGAAAAAGAAGTGGCGCTAAAAGAAGCGGAATTGGCCTTAAAAGCCAAAGAACAGGAAAGAAAAGCCCAAATGGATGACAAACAAATGGCCTTGCAGACGGAAATTAAAATGCAGGAACTTGATGTTAAAAAAAATAAGATGAAATAATTATCACCCCTTTGTGTTTCCCCTTATTGGGGAGTTTTTTTTTAAAAAAAGGTGAAAAATGAAAAGAGTTGTTAATCGAAAAGTTAAATCGTTTGATGTGAATTTGCCGGCGCCGGTCGGCGGTTTGAATAAACGCGATCCTTTAATGTCGATGGATGCGGCAGATGCCATCAAAATGGATAATTATATTCCGGGGATAAGTTCGGTCGAATTGCGTCCGGGGTATGAAAAACATACGGCATTAGGCGCGTTTTCGGCAACCGATAAGGTTGAAACATTGTGCAGTTATCATACTTCGGAACACAGTAAAATGATTGCCGTTTTCGGCGGAAAAGCATATGATGTGTCGCTCTCAACGGCGGTTGAATATCCGAATGTGTCGTTTTCGAAAAGCAGATGTCAGAGTGTGCAATATCGTGACAGACTCTTTTTGTTGAACGGATATGATGTGCCAAAAGTGTATTATATCGACGGCAACAATGTCGAGCATTTTGAAAATTGGGGTTTTAGCGGGGAAAACTTGCAAGCGCTGAAAATTGTGGGCGCCGGCGTGTGTCACGAATTTTTGTGGTTTGTTGAGAAAAATTCGACGAGGGCTTGGGTGTCGACGGTTGGCGGTCAGGTGTCCGGAACGCTTGCAGCTTTTGATACGGCGCAGGTTTTGAAATGGGGCGGAAAACTGGTTGCGGTTTTCGGGTGGACCATTGACGGTGGCGCGGGGCTCGATGATTATACCTGTCTTTTGAGTTCGGAAGGGGAAGTGCTTGTTTATAAAGGTTATGATCCGAATGATGCCGATCAATTTACGCTGATTGGATCGTATAAACTGAGCCGGCCGATCGGGTATCAATGTGTGATGGCTTATCAGGGTGATGTGGTGATTATTACCGAAGACGGATATTTGCCGCTATCAAAAGCCTTGAGCCTCAACAATGCCGGATTTTCGGCCGTGGCCTTTTCGGATAAAATCAAAGGGTTGGTGTTGGAAAGAACGGCGGCCTACAAAAATGAGGATGGTTGGCAAAGTTTGATTTATGCCAAAAAAGGATATGCGATTTTTAATGTGCCGATTGGAAATGCGTTTGAGCAACATGTTATCAATATTGCAAGCGGGGCGTGGTGTCGGTGGACGAATATCAGGGCGTTTTGTTGGTGTGTGCATGAGGGCGAACTGTATTTCGGCTCGGACAATTATGTTTTTAAGTTTGGCAATACATATAGTGATGACGGTTTGGCAATTGAGGGTGAAATTGAACAGGCGTATTCGGATTTGACAACTGCAAGCGTTAAAAAAATTGTGCTTTTAAGACCGAAAATCAGATCGTCACAAGATTTTAAGCTGATGATTTGGACCAATATGGATTTTGAAAATCAGGAAAAAGATTTTTATGTGATATTTGGTACCAAGCAAAACAGCGGTGGAAAATGGAATGTGGCTAAATGGAATGAGGCAAATTGGTATTCGCTCAAAACACGAAAAATGCAAGGCCAATGGCTGTCAAATTCTGCCATCGGTTTTAAGGCCAGTATTGTCTTTAAGACGAAGACAAAAGGGAATTTGATTGAGTGGTATGAGACGGGGTTAAGGGTGGAAACAGGCAGCGGCTTAATATAAGATGTGGGCGCATCTCATGGTCAGCTAAATTGTAACTTTTCTCCTCATGTACCTTCATTTGTACATGTCGTCCAAAAGTTACGGCGTATCTGACTCATGATCTGCACCCATAGATTCTATACCTATGGAGAAAACAATGAAAGCAGTTATGGACAGGGTTTTTATCAAACTGGATGACAAAGAAAATATCAAAGGCGGTATTTTGTTGCCGGAGGATGCTTATGATGTGCAAACACTCGGGCGTGTTGTGGCAACAGGGCCGGAAGTGAGCGCTGTTAAAGTGGGGGATAAGGTGATGTTTCATGCCTTTGATGAATTGCCGACGATTGAAAAAAACGTGGTGGTTGTGCGGCAAAATTCGCTGCTTGCGGTGTTGGAAGATGATATGGAAACAAAGGATGAAAAAACAAGAGACATTAAAGGAAGTGCTGCTCAAAATGATTGCGAAAACCGAAGTCAAAGAGCAGATTTGCGAAATGCTTTTAAATGAGGTGGCCAAAGGCAATTTGAAAGCGGTTGATTTAATCAGGGAGATGACAGGTGAAAAAAACAGTGCCGGTGTTGATGAAAATGAGCAGGTAACGCATATCAAAATTGAGGTGATTGATGCCAAAGGAGTTGAAGATTAAACTGGCACGGGTGTTTTTGCCCTTAATCAAAGAGAAAAAACGTATCAAATTGTTTTATGGCGGGCGGGGTGGCGGCAAAAGTTACGGGTTTGCCGATGCGTTGTTGATTTTGGGATTGCAACAAAAATTATTGATTGCGTGTGTGCGCGAAATTCAGGAATCAATCAAAGATTCGGTGCATAAATTGCTCTCGGACAGGATTGCGTTTTATCAATTGAGCGAATTTGATGTTAAAGAAAGCGAAATTGTTAATAGAATCAACGGGACACGATTTATATTTAAGGGTTTGAGAAATCAGGATGCCCAAAAAATAAAATCAATGGAAGGCGTGGATATTGTGTGGATTGAAGAAGCACAATGTATCTCAAAAAAATCGTGGGAGATATTGGCACCGACCATTCGAAAAGACGGTTCGGAAATTTGGATTTCAATGAACAGACAGGAAGAAAATGATCCGCTTTGGATGATGTTTGGCGGACGATGTGATGAACGCACATTGGTGCGCAAAGTCAATTTTTATGATAATCCCTTTTGTCCGGAAGAACTTAAAAGACAAGCATTAGAATGTCGGCAAAATAATATGGCAGATTATGTGCATATTTGGGAGGGGGAGCCGTTGAGCCAAGGCGCACACAAGTTAATCGCCAGCATCAAAGTGCGTGAAGCTATGAACAGAGACTTACAAATGTCCGAAAAAGCACCGCTTGTTGTCGGGCTTGATATTGCGCGCTTTGGTGACGATGCAACCGTGTTTTGTTTGCGTCGTGGAAAAAAGTGTTTGAAATTTGAGG